ACCGATGAAGTGCTGGACAGCGTGATTGAAAAGGCCGTCAGCATGATGAAAAAGGCACTGGCAGAAAAGAAGCCTACCATCAACAAGGGGTAATTTATGAGCTACATGAAAGCGGCACTAAGCAAGGAACGATGATATGAACGCAGTAAATGTCGAAGATTTGCTCGATTTGATTGAATCCATGAAACGCGTATCTGCGGATGAAATTATCGCTGCATCAAAAGAGAGCAACGAGCTGGAGCGCATCGCACACATCGCGACGGAAGCAACTTATAGTGTCGTTATCGAAAAGTTGGAAAGCCTCCGCGTGTACGCAGTAACCGTTTTGGATAGCAAGGAGTAAGGAGACAAAAAAATGTTTCATTATCACTACATCAAAGTCATTGCCGATTCCGAAAACATGAGTACGAAAGAAATCACTTCTGTTCTGCAAAAATACTTTGCAAAACAGAACGATGGCTTTTACCTCGAAATCGACTTGGATAATCATGCCGCTGATTTCGATGGCAGCGGAAAATGGCTCATGCGGTTGGAAGGAAATATTTTGTGGCTAAATGGCGAATACGTTGCGTTCAGCGGTGTGCAACAAAACAGCCCGGACGATAGCTGTATCGTCAAAATTTCCGCAATTCGTTATCTCATTGTTCACAATAAGGAGTGATAGCATGACAAGCACTACATACCGCCATCTCGGTGACGTCAACAAAATGTACGCCGCACAAGAACAATTTCGTGACCTTACGAAAATGGTCTGCGCACGTTTTCGTGACCTCACGAAAACATACCATCTCGGCAACGTCACCGTAATGGTGCGCAACGCTGGACAGCTGCCGCAGCCTTTCTGGCTCGGCGCTGCCTGTGGCGGCGGCTCGCATAGTCTTTCCGCCAGCGTTGCAAGGGCTTAATGCAGAACAGATAAAAGCTGTGATAAAACGTGCGCCGCTTGGGAGGTATGACCGGAAAATCGCCCGGTTGCGGTACGTTGACCAGCTATGCCAAGTTGATATTGCAGCGCGTGTGCCGTATTGTCGGACATCAATCGGCAATAGGCTGAAAATTATTGATAAAATTCTGGATGTGCAATATACTATTTGTACGACCTAAGTGCCTTTGAATTATGAATTTCCAAACAATGTCACAAGTTATTACGTTCCTGATGATAAAAAATGGAGCTTGAAAGGCGAGGGTGTTGTCTCGGATTTGTGCCCACAGTGTAGATGTGAATACGAAAAAATGCTTCATAAATTCTATTTGGAAGGAGTGAAGCGTAATTTCTGAAGAATTAGGGTTTTATGACGAACAAAAATAATATTTATAAACAAAGAGCAAAAGTCACAGCAAAAACAAAACCACTTGTAGATAACATCGTTAAAACACTATCTTCAGAGGAACAGCGGATGCTTGGTGTTTACAACGATGAATATCTAACAATTACAGCAGGAGAATATGTTATAAAAAGATTCTTAAAAATCAGTGACGACACTCCTGTTGCGTTTTTTGACCTATTTGAAGAATGTTCATATATAGATGTAGCGGTTGCAACAAGAAATGATAAAAACTATCGAGGACATGGATACGCTTTGAATCTTGCACAATCGGCAATTAAATGGTATACAGCTCATAGATCTGATTTTGATAATAAACCACTGTTGTGGATAGCTCGAAAAGATAATGTGGCATCAAATCAATTGGCCTTGAAAATTGGGATGTGTCCAGACGATGCTTACAATAAATCCGACGAAGTTTGGAATTGCTACAGATACTCGTAATCTTATGTTTTTTTCTGAAGCTTGATTCTTGGCAAAACAAAGCGGCAGGCTTTCGGGTCTGCCGCTTTTCTTTTTGCACGGATTGTGGTATAATATTTACAGACAATTCGCCTAATGAATTGCTGGTGTGGTCTGGCCTAAAGATTTCTGTCAGCACAAGCGCACAGCTTACGAAATTTAGTCTCCCGCCCGCCTACTCACAGTGCGTACTATGCGGGAAACGATTTTATATGAATTATGGCAAATAAAATATATCACTTTTTGTCCCGTGCTTTGTTCGCTCTGATTATTTTTGGAGCGACATCAAGCGTTCTAAAAGCCGTCCTTCCGTTTTGGCATAGTGCATTTATAGGCGTGGTTTTATCGGTATATGCGTCTTTGCATTATACGCCATACGATTTATGATTTGAAAGGCTACGGCCTTTGTAGAGAGCGGCATTGCCTGTGGGCGGTTCCGCTCTTGATTTTAGATTTCGCCGTTTTGGCGGCACAAACCCCCGGTGTTCCGTGTGGAGCATCGGGGGTATTTTTGTTTATATACAATTTTTCAAGCGCTCATGCGGATTTTTCCATGTGGGCGCTTTTCTTTTTTGTCCTTCGTTGTACGTTCGTTGTCTTTCGTTTTTTGCCAATGCGGTACACTGGATGCACAAGGAGGGATGTATTATGAGCTATTATCCGGCACCCGGAGCGCCTTACGTTCCACAGCAGCCCGTCAATCCTTACGGCGGCATGGGAACAGTAGGGCTTGCCACTCCCCTACCGAGCACGCAGATGCAACAGGTGCAGCCGCAGCGTCCGCAGCCGATGAATGGGCAACAGCCTGTTCAGCAGTCGGCACAGGATGGCGGCTGGTTGCTTGGCAGACCTGTTTCCAGCAGAGAAGAGTTTTTGGCAATACCGTCTGATCTGTACGGCAGACCGACCTACTGCCCAGACTTGCGTAGTGGGGTCATTTACTGCAAGCGGCTCAACCCAGACACCTGTGAATCCTATGTGCAGGAGTTTTACAGCCCGGAAGCATGGCGGCAGATGCAAGCACAACAGGCGCAGCAGACCGCT